GGTTTTCCTTCCCATCTCCGCGCGACATTCGCAACTGGTGGCGATCTTCCAACCTATAACAGGCCCACAATATTCTCGCGCAGCTTATCGAGGCTACCGGAATTGAGAATGACGGCATCTATTTTGGCAATTCCCGCCTCGGACGCGTGACCAGCACCCGATACACTACCGGAACCGGGGCGCTCGATGCGGATCACGCGTCCGCCCATTTTATGAATCAGGGTAGCTTCATTCTCAAATCGCACATCATCGACAACGAGGGACGTCCAACCATCTTGGTAAAGCCGCTGTGCTTCACGCCGGAAGGCCCGGAGCCACAAATCACCACCGATCATCTGCCGCCCGAACTCGGTACCGAGAAGCTGCATGAACTGCCGGGGCGTCTTTCCGCAAAGATGAATGCTCGGAACCTCCTTCAAGTCTCCATTCAACTCGCGATCAGAGAGCCCGAACGCCCGGGCCATGGTTTTCAATGGCCCGGCGAATGATACCGGATAGAAGCCGCGTTCCTCCAGAAGAAGATGCGCGGCAGTGCTCTTCCCCGAACCCGCAAGCCCGGTGAAGCCGATAAGTGTCAAGCCCTTCATGCTGCATTCTCCCATGACACCCATGTTGAATCCATGGTCTCCGCCGGTTCCTCGACCTTCACGTCCCACCGGCTGGTAATTCCTCGCTTCGGATGAACGAACCAGAGCGGTTGACTCGGCTCGGACGGCGGTGCGCGCAGGGCATTCTTGGCATATTCGTCAAAACCCTTGAGCGTGTTGGCGACGATGGCGCGCGGAAGCCACAAGGCTTGATGCCAGTGCCCTATGAGCAGGATGTCGTAATCCCGGCCCGTGCTGGTGGCCTGCCCGCGCGTCTTAATCTCGCCGCGCATGATCGGGCCGATGGCTCCGATGATACCATCACCGCCCTTCACGCCGAGCATGTCGCCGTGCATCGCCAGATAGCGCTGGTTGTGGATGCGATAGTAAACCTCGTTCGACGGGCGGTTATCGATCACGACATCGCGCCGCCCCTCGAAATGCCGGGCGAGCAATTCGTAGATGAGATAATCAAAATTCTTATACACGTACCGTTTCAGCTCGGGCTTGACCGTATTGCGGCCATGATTGCCCGAGGCGCACGGCACATAGACGCGCTTGAATTCCTTCGCCATCGTTTCCAGCGCCCACACCAGAATGTCGAAGCAGCGAAGCGCCGAGGGGATTTGCTCTTCCGCGTCCGTCCGCAACAGTTCCGGGTGCAGGCCGCCGGATACGAAATCGCCAAGCAGGTTGATGACGATGCCGGGATAGGTACCGGGGCCATGTCGGCGGCACAGGAGAATGGTGCTTTCCACCAGCCGCCGGATACGCGCCTCGGCAATCTCCGGGTTGTACTCATTGACGCCGTTGGTCTCGGCCCGGCTCACGGTCTCGCCCATGTGCCAGTCGGACCATATCGCCACCGGCACTTCGGCGGTTTTCCTGTCGCGTTTCGGTTCGGCCACAAGCCAGTCAGGCGGCGCGGACGGGGCGGAAGCCATCTGGCCGAGCAGCACTTTCACGGCTTCATCATCCAACGCCTGCCGGTGTGAGGTGAGCAGTTCCTTACGGAGCCGCGCCACCTCGTCACGCAGAGCAATGTTTTCGCGATCGATCAGTGAGCCGCCGAGCTTATGAGCGGTGGCCGCTGGTTTGGCGGCCTTCATCTCACGGGCGATGCGCCATGCTGAACGTGCGCCGATTCCGAGCGCCCGGGCGGCGTGGACCGGGACCTCTCCGACTTCTATTCGCGCACGTAAGGCGCTTTCTTCGGTAGCGGTCAGGCGCTTGCCGGGGATACGTTTATTCATTCTGGATACCGGATTTTGAGCCCGAACGATGTAATTGCTGTTCGAGCCGATCGAGGCGGCGCTCGATCGCAGTGGTTCGTTCATCCTGTCGCGCGTCCGTGATAAGGATCTGCGACATTTTCTCGATCTGCTTTTCCACGATGGTGAGACGCATCGCTACCGAGGCGAGTTCCGCCTTCGCGCCGTAATAGGCTCCGAGAGCGGCCAAGCACAGGCCTAGGAACGTGAGGAGATGACCAAGGTTGATCGTCGGGTCGAAACGGGGGCGCTTAGAGGCATCAGTCAAAATGCACCTCCTTTGGTCACAGTGATAAGAAAAGCGAGCATGAGTTTTCCCAACAAAAAAGCCCGCGCGGAGCGGGCCGAAGAAAGCCGTCATTGACGGGTCGAGAGCGATTGTCGAAAGATGCCGCAGACAAAGCGGGTTGCCGGAAGGCGGGTGACGATGAACCACTTATATTACGGCGATAATCTTGAGGTTTTGCGGGCGCGGATCGCCGACGAATCGGTCGATCTGATTTATCTCGACCCGCCGTTCAACTCGAATGCCAGCTACAACGTGCTATTCAAATCTCCGGCGGGAGACGGATCGCAGGCGCAGATCGAGGCATTCGACGATACGTGGCACTGGAATGAGAGCGCGGAACTCGCCTTCGACGAGGTGATGAAAGGGCCGAATTCCGATGCGGCGGTGATGTTGAAAGCAATGCGCTCGGCACTCGGCGAAAACGACATGATGGCCTATCTCGCCATGATGGCGGTGCGGCTGATCGAATTGCATCGGGTGCTGAAACCAACTGGGTCGCTCTATCTGCACTGCGACCCGACCGCGAGCCATTATCTGAAAATATTGCTGGATGCGGTATTTGGCACCAAAAACTATCTCAGCGAAATCAGTTGGAAACGTTCATCAGCGCATAATGATGCCAAGCAGGGTAGAACCCAATATGGTAACATCCGCGATGTAATCTTCTTTTATTCAAAATCTAGCAATCGTACTTGGAACTGGCTCTATACAGCATATAGCGATGAATATATTCAGGCTGCATATCGTCATATCGATAGTAGTGGGATGCGTTTCAGACGTGGAGACTTAACCGCAGCGAAGTCGGGTGGAGATGTATCTTATCTTTGGCCAGTTAAACGCCCCATTGGCGGTGATTGGGAGACAGATCTTACAGAAGAATACCTTAAGCCTTTGGAGGGGTGGGAATACCGAAAAGTCCCTCCTTACAAGGGGAGATTCTGGGCATACAGCCAAGAAAACATGCGCAAATTTGCCGCTGAAGGCAGGCTGGTATACACGTCCAGCGGTATGCCGGAATACAAACGGCTTCTCAATGATATGCTCGGTGTTCCATTGCAAAACTCTTGGGACGATATTCCGCCTGTAGGGGGCGCAGATCGTCTTGGCTACCCCACACAAAAACCCGTTGCCCTGCTGGAACGCATCCTTTCCGCCTCCTCTAATCCCGGAGACGTGGTGCTTGATCCTTTCTGTGGTTGCGGCACCACGGTGCATGCGGCGCAGAAGCTGGATCGGAAATGGATCGGCATTGACATCACCCATCTGGCTGTCTCGCTAATCGAGCGGCGGCTGAGAGAAGCCTTTCCCGGTATTCAATACGAGGTGCATGGCGTGCCGAAGGACGCTGACGCGGCGCGCGACCTTGCCGAGCGTGACAAGCATGAGTTTCAGAAATGGATTGTCGCCACGATTGGCGGCCAGCCTTACAAGGGTGGTCGCAAAGGTATGGACCGGGGCATCGACGGATATCTCCATTTCTCGGATGAGAATAAAAAATCGCAAATGACTATCATCTCGGTCAAGGGTGGAGCCATCAAGTCGGGCGATATCCGCGACCTCAAGGGCGTGATGAATCGTGAGGAGGCAGCACTCGGTATTTTTCTCACCCTACGCGAGCCGACCCGCGAGATGGCAAAGGAAGCCGCTGCTGCCGGGTTTTACGAGACCGGTGGCCAGAAAGTGCCGCGCCTGCAAATCCTCACCGCCGCAGAGGTGATCAGTGGTGTGCGACCGAAAGTCCCGTTCGGACACACCGAGAGCCTGAAAAAAGCGGTGAAGGAAAAGGCCATCGGCAAACAGGGGCAGCTTTTTTAAGGTTTCCACCTGCAAGCCGCTTCGCCGAAACGGTTATGGGCTGCGATTTGCCGGGCAAGGTTGCCCGAGATTGCGGGAATATCGGAAGGCTCGGGGTGGATAGATCGCCACCCAGCACAAGGATCAGCGGTCGGGCTTGCGCACCCACCGAGCAAGCTCAGTGCGGTTAGCAGAATCAGACCGGCGAGCAGCTTCATCATCGGCTTCACTCCGTTTGCGGTAAGCGTCGAGCGACGCCTTGTCCTGTTTGGATTTCTCGGCGGTTTGGCCTGCCGAGAAGATTTTGGCGGCGGCAATAAAAAAGGCGACCAGAGCCGCCACAATTACCGCCGCCCATCGGCCAGCCCGGGTTCCGGCGAGCCACGAGAAAAAGCCCATCATGCAGTCGCCTCCTTGGCGCGCCCGGACATCAGGCCGCTAATAGCCACGTAAGCACCGATACCTACCCCGACCACCGTCAGCGCCACGAACAGATACTTGATGACGGGCGTATCCGCGTAGGGTGATATCTGATCTGCAACCTGAGAGGCCGCGATACCTACCGCGCCGATGCCAGCCCCTACGGCGGCCTTGCCGTCAGAAGTCGCCATCGGCTTGATGTCTTCTGTCCGCGCCTTACGCTCCATGCCTGCCATATAACTCGGCATGACATATTTCGGATCGGCTCGGGCCAGCTTGAGGGCATTGGCATTTACCTCGTCCACACGCCGCTTCCAGCCTTTGCCATAACGGCTCCAAGTTTTGAGACCTTTCAGGAAGGTAAGGCGCTGGCTGATAGCGCTGGCGATCAATGCTTCCTCATTCTTCCGCGCGGCTGCATCGATCGCGGCGAGGGTCTGCGCACCGATGATGCCATCGGCGGCAACGCCCACCGCCCGCTGAATCCATTTGGCGGACTGTGCCGGACCGGAATTGATCGCCGCGTCATAGGCAACATAATCAGGCCCCGCCGGGAGATCATCGCCTCTGACCTTGTCCCAATAATCCCGCTTATACAGCGCTCGAGCCTGATCTTTGGTCAGGTTCTTGATGTCGAGATTCGGGTATGCCTTGGCGGAAATGCCGAACTTGGTTCCTTTGAGCTGGCCTTTCCCGACCTTGCCGCCTGTCCAATTACCCGGGTCGGCGCGGTCGGACGAATACCCGCCTTCATGGGTGAACACCCAATTCATAACAATATCAAAGGTTTGCTTCACGGCTGGCTCCAACAAAAAAGCCACCCCGAAGAGTGGCTGAAAAAGGGCATGAAATACGCAAAAACCGCATAAAGGCACTTGACCTTTACGCGGTTTTTTCATAAAACAATCTTGTCAGGGATGTTCCTGACAAACCCAAAAGGAGGGAAACATGAAGCAATGCTTCAGCATAACCCTCCGGTTGGGTAGATGGAAAGTCACGATTTCCATCTACAACTAGCCGGAGTCGGTGCCGGGGCCTAAAAACCCCGGTACCACTCCGGTCAATTAATAGCGCAGAACGGACTGAATTTCAATGACAAGCGACCTCGACAAACTGATAGCCATCCGCAAGGGCTGCGAAATGACGCAACATAGCATGGCTAATCAGCTTGGTATGAGCCTTCGGGCCTATCAGGCACTGGAGGCTGGCGAATCACAGGTCCGGCCTATTCATGTACTGGCCGCCGAACGGATGGCGCTTGGCTATGCCGTACTCATGGAGCGCTTGGATATGTGCCCTGCCGAGGTGCGGAGCGATGCACTCGACCTTGCCGCCCTCATTCGCGGCAAGGCTTAATCCTCGCCACCTTCGTCGTCACCCTCGGCCTTGCGTTTATCCTTTCCGGCGTCTTTTCCCGGCTCCCCGAATGTCAAATCCGTGGTGCTTCCTCCGCTTCGATCGGCACGGTGCCTCACACTGCGAATGCGATAATCACCGTCGATCCCTTCACGAGCGCTGGTGATACGAGCGGTGCCTTCCACGCGGGCGATAGGGTTCAAATCTATGGTGGCGTTTCCCGAACCTCGTTCCCGTTCGGCATTTGCCTTGCGGCCTTTACCGACCAGCTCGGCCTGTTCCTTGTCCGCCTTTGGATAACGCACCACATCGCGCGCTTTCGGTGCGTCATCGCCACTCTTGATCTCGACATCCTCCTCCTTCCACTTGGCCTCCTTGCGGTCGAAGTAGCGGATACGGGTTGAGCTATAGTCAGAGCGTCCGACACCGGGCTTGATGCGTAAGGTTGTCGTCGTCTTCGCGCAATCAACCAGAACTACGGGCATTTCGCCACCGCCCGGCGTTTTCCCGCCACCGCGTTTGGCGAGCACAGCTTTCCGGTCCTTTACTTTAAAGGTGCCACCAACTTCGGGAGCAATGCGGTTGCCAAGGTGCAGGAAGCTTTCGTCATCCGCTGACCAGAAGTCCCGCCGGATATCGGAGAAAGCCGGATCAATAATCACTTCGTCGATATCGGCGCGCTGGCCTGCCTCGGTCAGGAACTCCTTGAGGGTCGCATCGTCCATATGGAAGTTGAGCGCTTCCTTGATTTTAGATCGACTGTCAAAGCCTTTGGCAGAAACCGACAGTTGACGGCCAGCACCACGTGCGATCGACCATTCCGGGTCATCAAGGACACCGGAGAATACCTCTACATTATTCAGCCAGACACGGACTTTCTCTCCCTTTTTGGGCAACTTCAACTGTCCGTCAGTATCATCAAAAGCAAGCGACGCCTTATCCGCTTCGCTCCCTTCTCCCTCCTCAATCTCGATCGAGATCAGGTATTTACTCATCGCTTCGGAGCGATCTTCTCCGTCAATATCGACACGCCAATTCACTTTCCAAGGCATGGCTCATTCCCCAAACAGGTTAACGACACGCCGTGTCTGTTTTTGCTTCGGCATATCCGGCACGATGATTGTGGTTCCGAGCGGCAGGAAATAGCCCTTCGCGGCGAGGCCGGGATTGAGCAAAAAGGCTTTGTCCAACAGGTCTTGCCCGCGCCGCCCATAGCGCCGCCAGAGAAGCAGGTCGAGGGTGATTCCCTCGCCCTTTATGGTTACGGTTTCCAGCATGAGTGAACCTCAGAACAGGGAAAGAATTTTGCTGAGAAGCCAGGCACCTTCATCTGCACCGGGTTCATCGACACGCAAGAGCTTGATGGAATGTTTGATGACTTGCCCGACGCCATCTGGCCCAAGCTTTTCGTGTCCCTCGGAGATGGATTGCACCGCATACCAGCCGAGGATTTTTCCATCGCCGCGTGCCACCATGATACGGTCGCCGTTGCGGCGCATGTCGTGAAGCATCTCGAGTTCATCCAGCCCGCCGAGTTTGGTGGGGAGAAGCTGGCCGGAAAGCGTCCATGTTTCCTCGCCCTCGCCCATGAACTCATAGCCCGGACGCCGACCGATCAGCGCCTTGTTGGCAAAATCCGCAGCCGCCTCGCCCTGCACGGAATCGGCATTGAAGGGCCAGACATCGACGCTGACCGGCCCAAGTTGATACAGCATGGGAAAAACCTTTAAGACGTATAACCAAGATCGGCCTGAATGCCGGTGAGCGCCGAGCCAAGCCGTGATTGCAATTCGCTGATAACCTGATCGGCAATTGCGCGCGGATCGTTCACACCATTGATGGACACGGACATGCCACCGAGATTGACAGTTGCGACACCACCACCCGCTACGGATTTACCGCCGCCGTTACTGTTGAGCATCTTCCGGGTTTCGTCGGCTGTATGAACGTAGCCGGAGCGGGAAGCGGTAATCAGTTCCGGACCTTCTTCGCCGACAAGGATGGTGCCACCAGAGAAGTTACCTCCTTTGGCATAACCATCCGGGCCGGGAAGTGAAAAGTTCTTTGGCCTGAACTTTTCGGGAGACTTGGAATGCCCCGAAAGATCGAACGATAGGACTTCCTTAATTTTTCCGATTGCGGAAACAAGCCCGCCGATCAGATCGGCAACCAAGTTGATGACGCTGCCCACTGCTTTTCCAGCAGCTTCACCCCAACCACGCCACTTTTCACCGGTCTCGTCAATTGGTCCGAGTAACTTGGAAAACCAGTCATAGATACCAGAGAAAGCCGAACTGATCGCCTCAACTACAGGTTTGGCAGGCCCTAACGCCTTCATGAAGCCGTCGCCGAAACTCGTACAAAACTCAACGAGACCCTTCCAGTTATTGCTGAGCCATTCCAGCCCGGCAAAAGCGACCATGCCGAAGAGCGATCCACCTGCAAGCCACTTCATACCGCGTAGAGCAGCACCGATACCGCCGAATGCAGCTTTTCCGAGGCGGAGCGGATTCAACAGATTACCTATGCCGCGCCCCATGGCACCAAAAGTTGAGGTGGATTTCACGCCTGCCTGCGCCGCCGCCTGTTGCGCGGCGGCCAGCGCCATGCCGGAAGCGCGCACATTGGCGGTTGCCACCTTCATGTTGGCACCAGCCAGCTTGCCCTGTCGCGCCAAAGTTTGTAGCGCCAGAGCTGAACGATAGGCTTCTTGCCGTGTTTTCAGCAGCTTCTTGGCCTGCCGTTGCGAAGCATTGCCCGCGATTCCCATCGCCCGCCCGAAGCCCCTGAACGGTGCAGTTAATGTCTTGCCGCCGAACCGTCCTATGCGGAGGAAACTGGATGCCAATTCCATAATTCCGCCTTTGGCAAAAAGGGCCGCAGCCCGAATGCCGATGGTTGCAATCCGAAAGCCGATCAGCGCCGTAGTGGCGATAACGATATTTCGTACCAGCTCCGGGTGTGCCTGCGCCCATTGGGTGAAAGAATCGACCAATGGCGCAATTTTATCCATCAGTGCAGCCAGTGGTGGCATAAGCACGGAGCCGATAGCTATTGCCATGCGGTTAAGTCGATTCCTCATGATCTGAACCGCATTCGCAAAAGTCTGCGACCGGGAAACGTATTCCTTCTCCGTCGAACCGAGATATTCCTGCTCGGATGCCACCAATTTCAGGGAGTTTTTGAGAAGTGGCAAGTTTGTCAAGAGTGGCCCAAGCGCCCGCGCCTCATCGCCGAACAAGTCGGATACAACCGAAGCGCGCAGATGTGCTGGCAACTTGCCGATGCGTTCCATGGCATCGACAGTTGTGCCAACTGCATCCTTCTGCATCCTGATCGCTACTTTTTTGGCGTCGAGACCAAGACGCTGATAGGCTGCCCGCTGGCGTTTGGTCGCGGAAGCACCTTTGGTGAGCGCCCGCCCCATATTCATAAAGGAAGTAGAAGCAACCTCCGATTGCGCACCGGCTGCGACCATGGCCGAACCGAAAGCCGCAACCTGTTCCGGCCTGAACCCGAATTGTTTACCCATGGCACCGACCCGGCGCACCACGTCGAGCACGTCACGCGCCTTGGACGCCTGATTGTTCGACAGATGATTCATGGCATCGGAAAGTTTGCTGGTTTCAGCTATGCTAAGACCAAGCCCGGTTTTCATCTTCGCCAGCGCTTCACCGGCTTCCCGCGCCGAGATATCGAAGGCCACACCAACCTTGGCCGCCATCTCGGTAAATTTCAAAAGTTCGGCTTTTGGAATGCCCGACTGTCCAGCCTCCGCCACAATAGCGGAAAGCTCCTTGCCTGCCATCGGGATACGGGTAGTCATTTCCAGAACATCGTTCTGAAACTTCTTGAAGTCATCAAAGTTGTCGAAATCGACAACCTTCTTCACGTCAGCCATGGCGCTTTCAAAATCCATGGCCGCCTGAACAGGACCAGTAATTGCCCGGGTCAGCCCATAGCCAACCGCTGCCGCGCCAAGGAGCTTGCCGCGCATGGCGGCAAGCTGTTCGTTGTTGCGTTTGATGGCGGTATCAAGACCAGCCAGCATATTCTTGCTGCTCAGGCCGGAAAACGCTTGGCCGATTCCCTTGATGGACGAAGTTACCTGTTTCGCGGGAGACGATACCTGATTGATCAATTTGACAATCAGGCTGGAAGTCAACGAAGCCATAACATCACCGGAAGTTCAGGGCGGCAAGACGCTTGGCCTCATCGTGCCAAGCCAGAAGGGCTGACCAGCGTTCACGCCGAAGCTGATCCAGAGGGGTATGGAGAAAGTGGGCTACTTCGGCGGCGTAGGACCGCCACTCCCGCCATCCTCGGCGAGAAAAGGGGCAAGGGCATCCGTAATCCCTGTCATGTCGCTTTTCTTGATTTTGCGGATAGCCCCTTCCGGCCAGCCGGAATCGACAGCGAGCAGTGCGATCATGCCGCTCAATTCGGAGCCGCCCTTGCTGATGGTGTTCTCGTAAGCCTCAATAGCGCCGAGCGACGGCTCATCGAGAAGAATATCGGTATAGGATTTGCCCTCGAAATCGACCGGGCGTTTCAATGGATGGTTTTTCATGGGAGATATCCAAAAAGAAAAGCCCGGCGCGAAGGCCGGGCGTTGGGACGAGAATTGATTAAGAAGGGAAGCGAGGCTATCAGGAGCCGCCAAGAGCCGCTTTCACGGCTGCTAAGGGATTTTTCTTGCCTCGGCGGAATTCGCGCTCCCACCAGTCGTAGTACCAGAGTTCCTTATCGCCGAGATGGAACTCATAGTGGGTCACCTCGTGGAGTACGTGGTTGCAGCCCACAAGTTCTCCGATCTCGAATTCATCCGGCTCCCATTCCGCAACGATACCTTCGATAATCGCGCGCGATGGAAGGAGAATGCCGGTTTTCTTGTCTCGGACCGCGCCCGCAAAAATCCATTTGTTCTTGGTGCCGTCCGTCAGCCCGATATTCTCCACGATATCAACATCGGGAATACCTTTCAGCTCGAATTTCGGCTCCAGCGCTTCGATCTGCGGGAAAACGAAATTGATGGCTCCGGCACCACCGCCGGGCTTGTGTTCGGTATTGAAAAACTTGATGGCTGGAAGTCCGACCTTGCCAATCGTCAGGGCGCGAGACGATTCCGGTTCGTCCGCCCGGCGCACATCGGCGGCTTCCATGATGTAAAGAGGCTGCATGGTATACCTTTAAAAGCTGGAATTGTGGAAACCGCGCCGGGAGGCGCGGCTTTGGGGGACAGTCAGGCAGTGGTGTTGAGGCGAGCCACGATGTCCTTCACGAGTGCTTCCACTGCCGGGCGGTAGCGGCGCACTTCGTGGGTGGCGCGGCGGAACACGGGAGCATGTTCGATGTACGGGCTCACGGTCAGATGTCCGAGGCGCACCTCTTCTGCTGAATTCATGGCAGGTTTGAACTGCACGTCATAGCCGAGGATGTCGTTGGCGGCTTTGTGATCACGGAGCATGAAACGAATGCTGTTGATCCACGCTTCCACGAGATCGGCATTGACGCTCTTGCCGAGGAATTGCCGGGCAAGCTTCATGAGCTTCACGGTAATGTAATCAGCACCGCGCACCTGATGGATTTGCGACCAGAGTTCGCCCTCGGCGCAAGATTCGGTGCCGATGAAGACGAAACCACCATCCGCAATCGCGGTATCGACGCCGACTTCACCGCGCACCACGATGCCGATATCCGCCTCCAGCAACTGTTGACCCTCGACCGCGCCATCCGTGAGGCTGAACTCGATCGGGCGCGACGGTCCGACAATGCCGTAAACCGGCTGATTAGCGATCGGGTGAAAAGGCTTGCCGCTATGGGAATGGTCGGTGCGAGCGAATAGCCCGGCGATGCGTGGAGCCATCGGGCGGGTGACCACCTGCGGATTATCCGTGCCTTCGTAGACGCGGGCTCCGGTGCCAACCAGCATGATACGCTCGGACTGGACGGTCTCGCGGGCCGCAATAGCAGCATCACGGCTCCCGTCCGGCACATCGGCGACGGCAATGGCGAGCAGCCCATTCAGGATGGCTGGCAGCTCGGCGAGGATCGGGTTGGCTGAATTCGTATCGGGCCGCCACGCGGTGTACCCGGGGCAAAGAACGATGCGCGGCGTTGCGTTCACGCTCGACGGAGCGTCGCGCAGTGCATGGATGCCTGTACGGTTTGCACCGGAGCCGACCAGATTGGCAACCGTTTGCTCCAGCTTTTGCTGCGGATCGCTCGCGGCTCCCTCGGCGACGCGTACCACGGTCACGTCCGCAGCTACCTGCAATTCGGTGAGCTGTGCCGAGATACCGCGCACGGCATCGGCGAGATAACCGGAGCCGAGTGCAGAGGTGTATTTCAGGTCGCTGGTGGAAAAGCGGACAGGTTCATCGACCGGGAAAAGACTGGCGTCAGCGTCATCGGAGGTGGACACCATGGCGATCTTGGAAAAGTCCGCGCCGACAACCGGCAACGGTTCATCATTCGGGCGGGTATTGATAATGCCGAAAACAGGAGCAGGCATTAAGTCCTCCTTGGACATAAAAAAGCCGCCACGAAGGGCGGTTTGTGAGAGTTCCGGGGTGGTAACTGAATCAGTGCTGAACAGCTGCGATTTTCTGTTCGGCGGTGGCGAGAATGGTATTGATTGACGGGATATCCGCGCAGGCATCGAGTTCGGCGGCGATCATCCGGCGCAGGCCCGCGATGGTGCCGGAAGCGGTATGATAGGCGGCGGCAGCGTCGAGGATGGTCACGATGAGATCGTCGAGGTTCTCGCCGGTGACGGCGGCT